AGAAGAGTAATCTAATCCACCAAAGTCAACATCATTTAATTGACAACTTTGAAGAATCCATTTTTGGACAACAACACCAGTTGGATCCAACATCTCTAATTCAACATCCTTTTTGTAACCTGCAGCATAACCTTGTCTACCTGTTACTGATTCAGAGTGTAAACGAACCCACTCCATTAACGCTTGTGTTGCAGAAGGTCCAATTGGATCTCTAAACGTTACAGAAATTGATTCCCAGTTAAATCTACCTATTACATATGTAGAAGTATTTAAAAAAGGTATCTCTACCTCAGCACTTGTATATTTTGGTCGGCTAGTTGTAGATACCCACCATTCTTGAATTCCCAATTCATCTGGAAATCTCAAAATAAACCTATTCTTTCTTAGCGGTTCGTAAGGAACAGGCATTCTCATTAATAAATCAGCCATCTTAATTTTTTTTTAATTTTTTTTATTAGTTGTATTATTTAATATATAAATATTGTGTTTTTGAAAAAAATTATTTTTTTATAATTATTCTTTTCTTTTTAGGGTTTTTAGGATCCGATGTATCGTATATAATGAAATTTATTTCAGGATATAATTTTTGTAATTCATCCTCTATTAATTTTTCTATTATTTTAACATTACCTTCATCATCGTCACTAAATCCCACACTAATCCCCTCAAACTCAGAATTATTTTTAATATCTCCAATTTGTTTAACCACCTTTTCTACAAAACTTCTAAAGGCAATCTCCTTACCTTTTTCAGGATTTGTACCACTTATATTTAAATCAAATTTATTTAAAAACTCTTCAGAAGAAACTGGATGATAATCTTGTAAATTTAAATACTCATCTATAGATAATCCATTTAGATTTTTTTCCATTTCTTTTTTATCATCCCAACTGATTGTCTTTTCGATTAGTATCTTAATACCGTCTTTTATTGCCTGTGGTGAATTAGATCTGGCAGTAATTATTGAGAAGTCACTACCACTAATTAAAGCCTCTTTAAACTTATTAAAACTAGGCCCATAACTTCTATAATTTAAAGCCTCTTTCACATCTCTTACAAATGCGTCATAATCTCTAAAATCTTTAAAGGATTGTTTTATGTCATCGTTAAGATATCTAAACTCTGTACCTAATTTATGTCTGATACTTCTAAATTGTTCAGTAGAAACTGATACTGGTGCCCACATTAAACCATTTATACTATAATCTAAATGTATTCTTGTTGGCATATTAAGAATATTATCATCCCAGTCAAAAGAATATACCTTCTTCTTAGTCTCCTTTAAAATTTTGTACTGTGATTCAGTAATTTTAATATTCATATTATATAAATATTTGTAAAAATAAAAAAACCCATCGGTTGACGGGTTTTAAAAAATAATTTATTTGTAACTTTAAAAAATAAAAGTCTTTTTTTTTCTAATTTTCATCTTTACAGGACACAATACTTGCGTCTACCATAAAACCATCAATATTACAATCGGTTAATATTAATGAACCGTTGTTGATTTCCCATTTCCCACTTTTCCCACATGCTCCTGACGCAACATCACTAAGTGTAAATCTTTCTCTATCTTCTATTTTTCCTGTATCACCTTTAGTATCTTCTATTAAGACAACACTTGTTATTCTTTTCAAATCACTCTCAGATAAACTAATAATTTTTCCGTTTTTTTTAATTTTCATTCCCATTTTTTTATTTTTTTATTTCATTATTACCATTTAGGACATTGAGTACTTAAATTTTTATGTTTTTTAGGATCACCGTGTTTAGTAAACATTTTTTTAATTTTTCTTTTAAACCTTTGTAAATCTTTAGGTAAATCTCCTGTTCTCAAAAAGTTATCTATTTTTACTAGTATCTTTTCTAATTTGGTTGGATCTGGATCATCTTCGTCAATCGCATCTAATTCTACATCTAAACCTGTTGTTTTTTCTACAGTTTCTGATTCATTTGCATCTTGTTCTTTAAGTAGTTTCATAGTAATTCTTTTTAAATCACTCTCAGATAAACTAATAATTTTTCCGTTTTTTTTAATTTTCATTCCCATTTTTTTAATTTTTAATTTAAAGAAATAAGGGAGTTTGTAACTCCCTTATTTTTATTAGATATCGTCAAAACTTGCTCCAGTATTTGTGATATTGAACTCTATTGAGATGTACTCTAAAGATCTTGTTGGTTTAACGAAGATTCTACCATTCAACTCATTTCTATCAATAGATTCTGGTGTATCATCCAACACTACTCTAAAGTCTGTTAAACCTCTTTCTTTTCTAATATTATCTAAGATTGGGTTAACTAAACTTAAGAATTGGTTTCTTACTACCTCATCATTTTGTTCAAATAACAATCTGATAGAAACTGCGGATATAAGTTTTCTTGCTTGTAACAATAATCTTCTAACGTTAATTCTGTTAAGTGCACTTTCTCTAACTTGAAGAGTTTTGTTACCAAATATTACAACACCTACATCTGAGAATGTTGCCATTGGGTTAATTCTTCCTTCATAAAGATTATCTCTATCATCTAATTTAAGTTTTACTCTCGCTTTAACTGCGTTTGTTGTACCTCTATTTAAACCTGCTGCTGCGAACCAAGGGAACGCAATGTTATCAGTAAGTGCGATGTTTCTCATAACCTCCACTGTTGGTGGTAACCAAACGTATCTGTTATTTTCAGTATCATTCATTTGAACCCAAGGCCAATAAGTGGCGGAGTAGTTAGAATCTATACCAGAGTCTTCTACTAAGTTAATTGCCTCCTCAGGAGTTAATGTTACCCCATCTACATCTGTATCAGGTGTAGTCATAACGTATAATGAATCCGCTCTGTCTACCTCAACCATATCAACCGCATTTTCAATCAAACTTATATTGTCCCTAAGGTCAATTCCTGGTGTTGCAAAAACGTTGATGTTTACTGCTTCAGGATTATTGAATGTATATATACCGTTTAAGTATGCGTAGAAGTCAGATGTTATTCCATTATCACCTTCACTAGTTATAAATGATGTGAATGTTCCGTTAGTTAAACCTATAGAACCTTTAGATCCAGTTTTAGTATATGCATCTGTGTTACTTCTTGTGGTTCTATACTCATCCCATCCATCCCATCCACCGAAAGGTGTTAATGTGAATTTTCTAGCTGCTAATTTCTCATAAGGACCACCAACTAAACTTAAGTCTGTTGTGAACGCTGAAATACCGACTTGTAATGTAGGTACATAACTATTAACACCTAAGTCTACTGTAGCACCATTTGCGTTAACATCTAAGTGGAATCCATCAGTTTTACCTGTATATTCACCACTGTTAACTGCATTTTTACCTTTATAGTCAAAGAAGTCTTGATCGACACCTATCTCACTATTTAAACCTAAATAAACTTTTCTTAATTTATTTGTGTTAAAGTCATTGTATTGAGTTTTATATTCAATCTTAGGTGGTAAACCAGTTCTATTACCAATATATGTTCTATTAAGAACTCCCTCAAAACCAGCGGGGAAGTGATTACCCAAATCAGGATCATTAGAGTCATAAAATTCAATCATTATGAATTTACTCTTCAACGGATACTCACCGTCTACTGTACCAACTTTTCTTCCTAAATATCCTGAAGTAGTATTATCTAAATTAATTGATGAGAATTTCTCAACAACGAATGGGTTAGCATCAGTGTCATTGAATTTTCTAACTACTAAGTCAAATGTTTTATTATCTGGTTGAACATTTAAAACTGATATTTTAACATCTTCATTTGCTGCGTTACCATCAGATATAGTTACAAATCTAAATAATCTTTGTAATGTTGAACCTGAACCAGTACCTTTAAGTTCTGAAAGAACCCAAGGAGAAGCCGCAGATTTCCAACCTTCTAAATAATTATTAAAGTTATTTGTAGATGTTGCAGAAATTTCTAAGAAAGTAATATCTAAACCTCTAACTTGATCTTTAGTAATCAAATCTTCTAATACATTAGTATAAATTTCCTCAACCCATAATTCTGTCTCTTTATCTTGTATTGAACTACCGAATACTCTTGGCAAGAAATTCTTTTTAGTTCTATCCATAGATACATCATATGTAAATGCGTCACCATTACTTGCAGTTCCGTTAATATTAAATGATGCTAAAGCATTTGTGACAATATTTGTTGTATTAGTCATAAACGCATTTGTTGTACCAGTTACGTCATAAATAATTTGTTGATTTGCTTGATCGTAAGTACCTCTAGATCTTAAAGTGGCAATTACACTACCATCTATGTCACTATAACAAGATGCAGTGTATGTTACTACAGTACCACTAGTAGTACCAGTTGCAAAACCACCTGGAGATGTTCCAGCGGAAGTTACTGTCATATTAAAAGTAGCACCACTAAAATTACAACCAGTTTTAACATATGCTGGTGATGTAATACTAATGGTTGATCCTGTAGTTAACAACCCTATAGTTGTAAAACTAGATGTAATTTGATTATCGTTATATAATGCCTGTAATACAGGTGCTCCCCACGTAAGTGTAATTGGGTTACCTGTTGTTTGTGCAGAATAAGTTAATAATGTTGCGTAATTTGTTGATGTTCCTGATGCTACTGTATCTGGATCCTCTGCAGAATCTAATGTAATTGACCAAGAATCACCTGCTTTATATCCTGACAAACCTAAAACCCTACTAACATATAATTGATTAGTTTGGGTTAAAAATGATTTGGCTATATAATTTAATTCATATTTTTGGTAACCGTTACCCTTATATTTTTCAGGGTCTAAACCACCAAAGTAGTTTATAAACTCATCGTAATTAGAAATGAAGACTGGTTCAAACGCAGGACCTTTAGGTGTCTCACCTAATAACCCCAATGTTGTAACCCCAACCTGTCTAGTAACGAAAGTTAAATCTTTTTCCGATGTAAAAACACCAGGACTCACAAAAATTCTATCTGTTGCTGCCATTTAAATTTAATTTATTTTTTATTATTGATTTCGTTTTTTATTATAAATATGCCGATATTTTTGAAAAATTTAATTTTAAAGTTTGATTAATAAAAATAGTATGTTAAAAAACATACTTTTGTCATACTTATATTAAAAAGTGTTATGAAAAGGGATAAAAATATTAAAATCACCCCACAAACCCATAAATTACTAAAACAGTATTGTGAGGATAATGGTTTAAAGATGTTCGCCTTTGTAGAGAAATTAATCAAAGATAAGTGTAACCCAAAAAAAGATATGTATGGGGAAGTTTAATATTTATTTTTTTCTATAATGTATTAATATTGGTTTATGCAAAAGTTATTATTAATAACCCCACATTTATCTACTGGTGGTGCACCCCAATTTACTTTAAATAGAATTGAACTATTAAAAGATACTTATGACGTATATTGTGTAGAATACAATTTTGTATCCCCTCACTTCGTAGTCCAAAGAAATAAAATTATAGATTTATTAAAAGATAAGTTTTTTGCGTTAGAACACAAAAAAAACAATCTTTTACATATCATCAACACTGTCAATCCTGATTTTATATCTATTGAGGAATTTTCAGAAACATTTATAGATAATCATTTATTAGAATTTATTTATAAAAAAGATAGAACGTGGAAGATTTTTGAGACTACACATAGTTCCTATAATAACTCAAATTTAAAAAGATATCTTCCAGACAAATTTATATTTGTTTCTGAATGGTCTAAAAAGACGTACTCTCATTTAGATGTGGAATCCGAAATAATAGAATATCCTATAGATAAAAAAGAAAAGAAAGAAAAAGAATTAAGAGAAGATTTTCTTTTTGATGATGATTACATCCATATTTTAAATGTTGGTTTATTTACACCTGGAAAAAATCAAGGATACGCCTTTGAAATCGCAAGAAGATTTTTAGATAAAAAAGTATTATTTCATTTTGTCGGTAATCAGGCAGGTAATTTTGAAGACTATTGGGGTGAGATTTTAAAAGATAAACCTAGTAATTGTCAACTTTGGGGGGAAAGGGAAGATGTTGAAAAATTTATTATGGCTTCAGATGTATTCTTATTTACATCCATTTTAGAACTAAACCCATTAGTCATAAAAGAAGTTATGCAATATGACATACCAATCTTTATGTTTAACTTAGAAACTTATTGTGGTGTATATAACAATAATGAAAATGTTAGTTTTTTAACAGGGAATATTAGTGAGGACGTAAATAAGATTAAAAAATTATTGGGATTTGAGAATGAAAAACCAAAAGATAAGTTTGATAAATCATATGTATACTACGCAACTGAAAAATATTTTGATATAGTTAAGAAATCTGTAGAGTCAATAAGACAATTTAGTAACTTACCTGTAATAGTTTATTTACTTAACTCAGATAAAAAAATAGATGTAGAAAATACTATAACCGTAAATTGGAAATGTAATATTGGTGAATCTGAAAATATGTTTATTAATGAAAACAATAATTTCTACATCAACAGATCGAACAGTGAGATTTATAATATCTTAATACAGAGACCATTAATAGTTAAAGACGCATTAGAAAAGTATTCTAATGTGGTAACATATGTAGATAGTGATTCGATTGCAACTAAGAGTGTTGATAATATTTTCGATATGTATGACGAAACTCTTAATTACCCATATTTTGTGGAAGGTATTTACGATTATTTAATTATAAACGGTAGAGGTGGTGCGTCTTCTAAAGACGATTTAGATAATACATTAGAACAACCTTTATGTGAATTATTCAATGTTGATCAAAAAGTAAGAGAAAAATATAGACAAACAGGATATTTTGTATCGGGTCAAGAAACAATAGAATTTTTAGATGAGTGGTATCACATGTGTATTCACCCTAAAATTCTTAAAAACAATGATTGGTACGCACCATTTAATGAAGAGACTATCTTAAACGTATTACTTTGGAAAAAGAACATTAAAGATGGGTTACCTTACATTTATGTTAATGGTTCATTAGATACAATAGATAGAGTTAATAAAATTGGGTTTAATGGTACAGACACACATTATGGTGATTGGTTTAAAATTCCTAAAAAAAGAGGAAACCTATTATTTTATCACGGTGAAAAAAGAATTGACGTTTTAGATAAGATGATAAAAAAATTAAAGGGGTTATATTATAAAAATATTAAAATTTCTGATGCAGGTTATATAATAAATTTACCTCAAAGAGTAGATAGGAAAGAAAGTGTTATAAAAATATTAAATGAATTAGAAATTAGTGGTTATGAGTTTATTGATGGTACTATAATAGATAATCCCGAATATAGAAAATTAGGTACCACTGAAACTTATTTAAAAATTTTTAAAAATTTCATAAAAAGTGATTTAGAAAACATTATTGTTTTTGAGGATGATATAAAGTTAATGAATGGTGTAACTAAAAATCATTTAGATAATATCTTTACCGAATGGGATAAAACCGTAAAAAACTATGACTTAGTTTCCTTAGGTACAAAACTTTTACCGAGAAGTGAAATTAAAGTAAAAGGTGAGACACATGGAAGTTTTGAGGAAATGTTGTGTTGCCAATCATTTTTTTATCACAAACATTTTGCAGAACACTTTGTAAGTCAAATGGAAAATTATATGGACCCAAAACACTATCTATATAAGTGTGCAGTTGATATGTTCTTAAATGATTGTTCATGTGAAGAATTTAGATTTATACACTCACCTAATCACAAAAAATTTAATTTTGGTATCACAATACCAATGGTATTTACACAAGCAGATAGTTTTTCAGATAACGAAATTGAACTCCAAGAATATGATAATGTTATGGAAAATTATTTTTGGGTAAGTTTAAATAAAAACAATAAAAAAAATAATTATAATATTGAAAAAATTGGATCAGTTGACTCTCAAAAAACTAAAGAAAAATATATTAATGTTATGGAACAAACAAAAATGAATAATAGTGAAAACATTAAGTTTAATGTTAACTTCGTAAACCAACCATTCTTCGAAATATTAGGTAATTCAGATAAAAAATATACTGTTGAGTTTTTCGACACAAACGGTAAATCTACATATACTTCTGTATTAGGTACAAATATGTGGTCAAAATTAAAACGTACTTACTTTGAGAATTGGAAAATAAAAATAACTTCGGATGACGGTTTTGAAAAAATCATTAATTATGACGCAAAAGGAAAAAGAGTATATATTGCGTTAGATTCATCTGCGTTAGGTGATACAATTGCGTGGATTCCATATATTGAGGAATTTAGAAAGAAATGGGACTGTGACGTAATAGTATCAACTTTTTGGAATCATCTATTTGAGAAGTCTTACCCTAATTTAATTTTTAGTAAACCAGGTATACCTGTTCATAATTTGTATGCGATGTATAAGATAGGTTGGTTTTATGATTCAGAAATGGAACCTGAAATACCAAATACTATCCCACTACAAAAAACTGCAACAAACATTTTAGGTTTAGAATATAAAGAAATAAAACCAACCATACACTTCACACCAAAAAATAATCCTGTCGGTGAAAAATATGTAGTAATATCCTCACATTCAACTGCGGGATTAAAACATTGGGATTGGGAAAAATGGGAAAGTGTATCTGAATGGTTACATAACTTAGGTTATACGGTGTATAATATCTCAAAAGATAAAGTTAATTCTAAATACGTTAAAAACCTAAAAGATACCTCAATAGAGAATACAATGAACTATATACATCATAGTGAATTTATGATTGGGTTATCTAGTGGACTATCTTGGTTGTCTTGGGCGATGAATAAACACGTATTTATGATTTCTAACTTTACTGAACC